ACCAACCAACCAACCAACCAACCAACCAACCAACCAACCAACCAACCAACCTGTAAGCCTATCTTGAGATGGATGGGTGGTAAAAGTAAATTAGCACCTTTTATTATTTCACAATTTTCCCCGCATACCTGCTATGTAGAAGCTTTCTGTGGTGGTGGGGCTATCATGCTTAGAAAACCACGCACTAAAGCCGAAGTTATCAATGATATTGATGGTGAGCTTATTAATCTATACCGCTGTGTGAAACACCACCCTGTCGAACTTGCTAAGCAAGCCGTGGGAATGTTGCATAGCCGCTGGCTATTTGAGCGATTGAAGTCGCAATCAGTGTGTGATTTAACTGATATTCAACGCGCCGCCAGATACTATTCACTTAACCGTATGGCGTTTGGTGGTGGGATGAAAAATCCATCATTTGGCTATACCAGATCAAGTGCCGCTGGATTGTCTTCCGCTCGATTTACACGAGATATTGAGATGCTATCGGTACGGCTAGATCGTGTGTTTATTGAGCATTTGCCTTGGGATAATTGTATCGAACGCTATGATAGTGCAAGTACCTTGGTGTATTGTGACCCACCCTATTTCGGCACGTCGGGTTATGGGATGGTTTTTGATATTGAACAATATGTCAGGATGGCAGAAATAGCACGAACCATGAAAGGCAAGATGGTTATTTCAGTAAATGATATTCCTGAAATGCGGGAGGTATTTGCAGATTTTTATGTTGAGTCTGTGGCTATTAAATACTCACGCGGACTTGGCGTGGCTAATCAACCTAGAAAGGAATCAATGGAGCTTTTAATCAGGAATTTTTAGGGGGTAAAAGCGCGGTTTTAGGGTGTTTATTTTTTCGCAAACTAAGTGTCTGAGCTTCGCAAACTAAGTGTCGCGTTACACTGTACGCGCAATAAATTACCGATTTTGTTACGTTCAAACAGCATTAAGCTG